CTCATCGGGAGTGGGGTTGGGGGGTCTTTGACTGACGTGATCGTGGATGGAGTTGATGGCCGATACATAGGCCACGGGGCGTTAATTGAAGGAGTCAACGGGGTACAAGATGTCGTTATCCGAAATTCATCCCTCTACTACGGGTCTACCTGTGAGATGACGGATAGATCGCCGCGTGTGTCTACTGACACCGGGGCGTGCCGTCCGGGTGGATCTCCAGCATGGCCTGCGGCGTTTATTTCGATCACTCGCTCACCCAACGCGCGATCGCTGCTTGAGTACAACGATGGTGCGCGAATGTTTGGCGAAGGGATTTCGCATTACAACAGCAAAGGCCCAGGCTACGCCATTTGGCGAAACAACCGAGTTATGAATACATGGTCTGATGCCTATTACATCGACGGGGTAACGGATGTTGTGGTTGAAAACAACATTGCGGTCGCCGGATCAGGGCAAATGGACAGTGTTATTAGCGGAAAAATGTTTGCTTGTTACCATGTCGGAGACGAACAACCCAATTTTCCTAGTCCTTTACGAAATTTGATTAGGAACAACCTGTGTGTTGGCGCTGCTAATAGCATCAACACGGACATTCAGGCGGATGCCGCCGTCTTGGTAAATGGCGCTTATAGAAAAGTTGGCGCAAAGTTTTACGGGAATACGAGCATTGCTGCGGTAAAGAGGGACGTTTTTCACTTGGTGCCGACGAATAACCTTGAGGAGTTGGATTACAAGAACAATGTTCACTGGACGAATGGTATAAGCACCGCAGATGCTTGCGGCAACTCATACAGCAACGGCACGTTTGTAGATAACCACTGGTCAGCCAATCCGAGCAATTCGACCTGCGATCATGCCGGAGACACCAACGGTGATCCCGGATTGACTGTGTCCAATTATGCGACATGGACCGGGTACGCCTCGCAAACTGGTTCGTCTCCGATATCGTGGCCCACGTTCGCCAATATTGACCCTGCAGGCGGCGGAGCGATCATCAATGCTGGAACGGCTCTCACCTCTCCAATTCTGGACGTGAGCAACTTCGGGTCCGCGTGGACGAGCATGACAAACCGGCCTAGTGAGGCAAACTGGGAATGTGCATGGTGTCTTGACGCAACAGGGGCGGTGCGCGATGGCACGCCGAGCAAAGGAGCTGTCGAGTAATGGCAATCAATGCCGTACCAGTGCAGGTTGCCTATGAGGACGGGACTGGAACAACCATAACCTTGGGAAGTGGTTCCACGGATGCGTGGGCAACGCCGACATCTGGCAATGTCATCATTGCCGTTGCGGCGATCCGTGAAGGTGAAGACGGCGGGAACGCAACCCCGACGATGCCTTCAGGGTTCACGACCCTGCAAGAGTACGTGGGGACACAGAGCAATCCTACCAACTTTCCTGTGCGGTACAGGGTTGCTGCAAAAGTTTCCGATGGAACTGAAACGAGCCTGGTGTTTACGTCCCCAGAAGCCTATACCGGATGGACGTGCGCGGCATGGGAATTTGCTTCCACTGACCTTGCCACCACTGTTGGCGGCTTTGAGACAAACGAAAACGAAGCCAGTGCAAATACTAACGTTACGAGTATCAGCACGGGGAGCAAGACAAACACAACAGCTACATCGCTGGTCATTTATCTTGGACTCCTTCATCAAGGGCAGCAGTGGACGACAACGCCGAGCTGGACAAACGGCACCAGTCGCGGAGTTGCGTATATCACGTCAGGTCGCCCTGCGATTGCGATTGCAACGGAATCGGTAGCAGCATCTGCGGCAAGGAGTTCTACATACAGCACGGGCGGAACCGGCGGCAAGGCGGCGGGCGTTGTTGTCATCATTCCCGGTCAGCCACCGACCATTTCCGTTGACGACTCGACGATTGACCTCGACTCCACCATCACGATAACGAAATCGACAAACTGGAACGGGGCAATCACCGCTTCCACGATTGGCGGAGGCGCGATAACGCTGTCAGGCGCAGGGGCAACGACTCGCACATTCTCTGTCGATGTCGATGACTTCCTGCCAGGTGGCACGCTGAACGCGGTGAAGTGGTACACAAATGCCACTTTGTCCATCACAGACAGTGATGGCGCGATGACCACGACGGTCCAGATCAGCCCCACGCTCACTGAATCTGAGGACTACGTCGAGACTACCGGCGGCGACACGGTAGACACGTACAACCCGGTCTCTGGCGCGGTTGCTGGGGATGCGTTTTTCTCCTACTGGCACACCGGGAACGGTGTCCGTGATGAGACGATTGTTGGAACGACTAACGCAGGGTCGGGGTATTTCGCCCCCGCCACCCTCCCCTCGATGGGAAGGCGGATGGCGTATGACGTGTCCGGCGCAGTGTGGCTGACGGCGGTTGACACGGTTCTTTTCGAGGCTGATGAACCTGTACCGTATCAATCGCTTTCGTCGTACAAGCCAGACGAGACGACGTATACCAACCTCATCCTCTGGTCGAACGAGTTCGGGCATTCGTCATGGACTAAGACCCGCGCATCCGTGGTATTTGACCACGATGTTTCTACACCACGAAAAACAGGTGCTTGGACGCTTGTCGAAGACGGGACGGCATCGAATACGCACTACGTCGAGCAGGCAATCACGCCTGCTGCTACAACGGTGTACACCGCCCGTGCCGTGGTCAAGGCGTCCAACAGGACACAGGCGGCGATTGCTCTGACGGGGGCGGGGAACTCAGACAGCATTGTTATATTCGACGTTTCCGCTGGCACGTTTGTCGCAACGTCAGGAACAGCCCCTACAGGGTATTCCATCAGCGAACTGGAGCAAGGGTCAGGCTGGTGGGTGATTTCGTTGTACTGGACGACAACCTCAACAGCTTCGATGACCATGCGGGTTTACGCGGCGGCATCGGGCAGCGTGACATTCTCTGGCGCGTCTCAAGAGTCGCTGCTGATTGCTGATGCCATGATCCACACAGGATCAGCGGTCCAGACGTACATTGACACAGAACGTGCGACGATGGCGTCCAACAAGGTTCTTGTTCGTTCTTACATCACGCACAACCTGATTGCCCAGTCGAACACGATGAGCAATGCCGCGTGGACAAAGACGCGATCCAGTATCAGTGGAAGCATTGCGCTCAACTCCAACGCAACGGGCGGGTGGCAATCCTCGACCATCTATAGACTGTTGGAAGACGCCACAGCATCGAGCACCCACCTCGCAGCCAACACTGCAGACGGGATCACCGGAAACCCGGCTGACCTCGTCAGCATCCGTTTTGTAGCGCAGGGCGATGGTACAAGAGACCACGTTGCGATTCGCGTCTACGGGGACAGCAACTCAAACTATTTCGAGTATGTGATCGACCTGTCAGATGGCACCACATACTCAAGCGCAGTGGGTGGAACTGGCTCGCTTCACAGTGCGGCGACCACTCTCGTTGACACCGTCTCTACTCGTCCGGTGTACGAAGTGACACTTCGTGGATGGCCGACGACGACAAGTGACACGGCCATTTATCAAGTCGAGGTATACAACCACAACGGCACCACGACCAGCTACAACGGCACTGGCACGAACGGTGTATATATAGGAAAGGTTCACGTCTGGAATGGGTATGAAGCGCCGTACTACGACGAAACCACAACGGCAACCCAACCATTCGCAGGGACGATCAACTCTGCAACGATCAATGGAGTCAGTGCCACGATTGCGAGCGCAAACCAGTCCACGGTGACGGTCACGCTTCCGGGGGTTGATGAGTTTGACGACGGGGGGACGCACGCTGCGACCCGGTGGCGGGTAGTGCAAGACCTCGTAATCGGTGATGGGGTGACAACCGATACCGGCGCGATCACGTTTGAGCCGCTGTACCTTGCCAACTTCGGCACTCTGTCCGCAGGATTTAGCGGTCTTGCGCCGACCGGATCGGCTGAAGGTGATGATGGGTATATCAGGGTCCTGAGCGGGGCGGGGACTGTTATTACGTCCTCTATGACGTTTGTGCCAAGTCAAAACAGCACGATCCGCAGGATGGTGTATGACGTTTCTGGCAGTGCGTGGCTTGCTTACACGGACAATATCGAATCTGCACCTCTGACATCGGTGGAACGTGGGATCGTGATGGGGGCCGTGAGGTCTGCGGTTAAAAAAGTTGTTGAGGTGATTACATGAGTCTCAAATATGTTTCAGGCACGTTCTCAGCAAACGGGAACAGCTCGATTATTGAAGTAAAAGAAAGGGCGATTGCTTTTATCGGTTCCTCTGGGGGGACTGATTTCGGCGCAGGCACAGTGACCGTGCAGTTACAGAGTCCGACTGGTGACTGGTGCAACAGCCAGCAGACGGCGACCAGCTCAGACGTTTTGGCGATTGATGTTGTCATCCCGACAACCGTGCGCCTGAATCTTTCCGGCTCAACCAGCCCAGACCTGGATTACGCCATTCAGTCCGACGTGACGAATATCGTTGAATGAAGACTATCCGTAAAAGCGTCGATGAGAAGTTGTACATCTCATTTGAGTATGACGCTGATGTTTCGTCCTCATCCTGGGCAACCACGGGCGGAACGCTTTCTGGCGCGGGAACGAATGGCGACTCTGCGTATGTGTACATCTCAGCCGGGACGCTTGGGCAGCAGTACACAGTGACCAACGATGCCACGTTGTCTGACGGGCAGATCATCGAGCGCAGCATCAACGTGCTTTTGGTGACGAAATAATGCCGATGGAATTTAAAACCTTCGGTATGCCAAGAGGCTATCGCTTCGGGCCGATGTTTGGGCGGCTTACCATCGAGAAGTTCACCCAGGATGTCATTGAGTATTTTGAACACTGCGAGAAGGCTGGATTCATTCCAACGATGTCCGGCATGGCGGCGCATTGCGGAACCAGCAGGAAGACGATTGAAGATTGGAACGAGCGACGACGTGGCGACCCAGCCTTTGATCCGTTTTTAAACATCGTTGACCAGGCAAGGGCATACATCGAAGCTGACTTAGTACAGTGCATGTTGCAAGGCAAACATGCGGCCCCTGGCGCGTTTGCGTTGATCCTGAAGAACAACCACGGTTTTGTTGAGAAGACTGAGCAGGTGGTTGATGTTGATGCCCGTGTAGGCGTGAGACAGCTCGTTGTCGAAGGCGTCGATCCAAACCCCTAGGGTCTTCTTGCCGTTGTACCGGCCCAATCGGTACAAAGTGTTGTACGGTGGCAGGGGTGGCGCGAAGTCCTGGGCGATTGCCGACGCTCTTTTAGTGAGAGCCTGGAAGGATCAACTTCTGATCCTGTGTACCCGCGAACTTCAGAAGTCGATCAAGGAATCAGTCCACAAACTGCTTTCTGATCGCATCGAAGCCCTGGGACTGATAGGTGAATACGAAATCCTCAACATGGAAATCCGTGGCAGGAACGGCTCGCGGTTCATTTTCGCTGGACTCAAGCACAACATCACCGAGATCAAGTCCACGGAAGGCGTGGATATCTGCTGGGTTGAAGAAGCGGAAAAGGTCACAGACGCATCGTGGAAAACCCTCATTCCAACGATTCGGAAGCCTGGCAGTGAAATCTGGATCAGTTTCAACCCCAACCTCATCACGGACGCGACGTATCAGCGGTTTGTTTTAAATCCGCCGCCTGATGCCTGGGTGCAGAAAGTCTCGTGGCGGGATAACCCGTGGTTTCCCGATGTTCTTAAAAATGAGATGGAATACCTCAAGTCCAAAGACGAAGAAGAATACCGGCACATTTGGGAAGGGGAACTGAAGGTCTTCGCAGATGGCGCTATCTACAAAAAGCAACTGGACAAGATGCGAAAGGATGGGCGGTTGTGTTCTGTGCCTATCGAATCCGGGGTTGAGGTTCACACGTTCTGGGATTTGGGAAGGGACGACGAAACGGCAATCTGGTTCATGCAGCAGGTGGGCCGGGAATATCACTTCATCGACTACTATTCGGCGCGGTTTGAGGACATTGATCACTATGCCAGGGTCATCAAGTCGAAGAACTACAACTACGGAACGCACTGGATGCCGCACGACGTACAGGCTCAAGTGTTGGGGATGAAGACTACCCGTAAATCTATGTTTGAGACTGCTGGTGTCAGGCCGGTTGAAGTAGTTGAGCGGGTCAATGACCTGATGGATGGAATTGAAATGGTGAAACAGGTTTTTGACTCATGCTGGATTGATGAAACCCGGTGTGCAGAGGGGTTCAAGGCTTTGGCGAATTACTCACGTCAATACGACGACGAAAGGGATACCTACTCTGAAAGGCCGGTACACAACTGGGCTAGTAACGGGGCTGATGCATTCCGGCAATTTGCTCAAGGATACAAGAGTCAAACTGTGGTGATTCCTCAGACGCTTAAATATCAACCGATGTCTGGCGGGTGGATGCGGTGACGAAAGATGAAAAACTGCTATCCGAAGCCCTGAAACGCTTCGAGGCCGCGCAGACGGCAGAACAGGAAAACCGTGACCTTGCCATTGAGGATTTCCGGTTTGCTGCCGGTGAGCAGTGGCCGTCTCAAATCAAGGATGAGCGCGACCGGCAGAATCGCCCTTGCCTGACGTTTAACCGTCTTCCTGCTTTCATCCGTCAGGTCACAGGGTCTGCAAGGCAGAACAAGCCTGCGATCAAAGTGATTCCCGTTGATTCGGGTTCTGATATCGAACTGGCGGAAATCTACAACGGGATCATCAGGAATATCGAAGCGCAATCCCGCGCCGAAGAAGCCTATATGACGGCTTTTGAAAATGCGGTGACTGGAGGGCTTGGTGGCGGGTGGCGAATCTGCACCGAGTATTCCTCGGACGATTCGTTTGAGCAAGACATCCGTATTAAGCGTATTTCCAACCCGTTTGCGATCTACTGGGACAACAACGCAAAAGACTTCGACAAGTCTGACGCTCGTTGGTGTTTCGTATCCGAGTGGGTCAGTAAAGAAGCCTTTGAGGCGAAATACCCTAACCATACACCTACGGATTGGAAGGGCGACTATTCCCGCCTGAACGCATCGTCACGATTCTGGGTAAACGATGACCGGGTGCGGTTGTCTGAATACTGGGTCAAAACCCCTGTCAAGAAAACCATCGGACTGCTCAACGGGCAAACGCTAGAGGTAAAACCAGGGCTTGAGTCCTTGCCGTGGGAAATGATCCGTGAAGTTGATAGCTTCAAGGTCGAAAGATATTTGTTGTCGGGCCACGCCATCCTCGAAGCCGCGAAGGAATTCCCGTCAAAGTGGATTCCAATCATCCCCTGTTACGGGCCGGAGGAGTGGATTGACGACCGGATTCGCTACGTATCGCTGATCCGGTACGCGAAAGACCCGATGAGAATGTACAACTTCTGGCAATCGACTATCGCAGAAAAGATTGCGATGGCTCCAAAAAGCCCGTGGCTGGTTACGCCGCAGATGATCGCTGGCCTTGAGGGGTGGTGGAACAAGGCAAACGTCGATAATGCGCCCTATCTTCCATACAACCCCGACCCTGCTGGCGGGCGACCGCAACGCCAGGAACCTGCGTATGTGAACGCTGCCGAGATACAGCAGTCTGCTCAAGCCGTGGATGATCTCAAAGCCACGATGGGGTTGTACGACGCATCCCTTGGGAACCAGGGCAATGAGACGAGCGGCAGGGCGATCATTGCACGCCAGAGGGAGGGAGATAACGCCACGTTTGCGTGGATCGACAACCTTGCGAGAGCAATCCAGCACACGGGCCGAATCCTGGTTGACCTCATCCCGAAGATTTACGACACGCAACGTGTTGTGAGGATTCTCGGGGAGGATGGGTCGCAGAACATGGTTGAGATCAACACCGTAGTGGGCGACACCATCGTCAACGATTTGTCTATTGGTAAGTACGACGTTGAAGTAACGACTGGGCCGAGCTACAGGACTCGACGGATTGAATCTGCGGAATCCTGGTTGGCGTTGTCTCAGGCCATGCCGCAGGTCGGTCAGGTTGCTAGTGATGTGGTCGTTAGAAACCTCGATCTACCTGGAAGTGATGAGGTTGCCGACCGGCTGAAGAAGGCGCTGCCGCCGGGGATGGTGGATGTTGATGATCCTGAGCAGCAGGCAATGCTACAGCAGCAAGAGCAGGAGATGCGGCAGAAGCAGGAAATCGCGGAACGGCTTCAGATTGAGACTGCGCTAGCCGATATCCAGGCGAAGAAGGCGAAGGCGGCGAAAGATTTGGCCGATGCTGAAGCGCAGGACATCGAGAACGACGCGGTGCAAACGGGTATATCCGACATCATGGAAAGGATAAGTGGGCAAACTCGGCTGGCTTGATGATGCGGTAAAGGGGGCCGCGAGGAACCTGGACGAAGCCGCCCAAGCCGCTGCCAACCAGCTCGATATGTCCACTGCTGCGAGAATGCAAAGGGCTGCGGAGCAGGGGTTTGATACGCCTGTTTATCATTATTCAAGGCACGGATCAGACATAAAAGAGTTTGTCGGGACAAGCCAATACGATCTTTCCCCGTTTGGTATAGGGCCGCATGTTGGAACTAAGAAAGCAGCATCAGATAGGGTTTTGCATAAAGATTTGAAGGGCGCGACGTATCCGTTACTTGCGAAAACGAAAAGACTATTTCTCGATCCAGACGGGAATCCTTGGAACGAAATTGAGCTAAGTTCAGCCCTGCGTAAAATGCAGGTGGAAAGGTTTGGCGAGGATTTCGGAAATTACCAGGAAGCCCGAGACTGGTTAGCTAATGAAATGTGGGGGAAATACGATGCAATCCCCTACATTAACGATGTAGAGGATGCTGGCAGCGTTTCATACATTGAAAACCCGTCTTCTTTAAGAGGAAAGTTCGCCGCCTTCGATCCAAAGAACATCGGCAAAAACGACCTGCTAGGCGCAGCCACCATCGGCGGCATGGCTACGGCTGGCGCTGTAGGTGCTGGGGCAATGGCAGCACAGCAATATGACTTCGGCACCCCGGACTACGACGCGAAGATTCAGGAATTTCGCAATCGACGTGCGGCAAAATCGCAGATTTGGAAAGAACTCAAGCAAGCTGGCGCAACGATAGCCAGCGCAATCCCTGCGGGTATTGTTTCTGATGCGTACAGGATTGGCGGGTATCTCAGCCCTGTTACGTCATTGGATGAAACCGAGCAGGGCGCAGAAGTCATTCAAAACGCACTGATGTACACCCCTGATGGCGAAAATCGTTACTTAAACGAATTCGCGCGCCAGATTCAGCAATTTGAGAAAGATGTTCAGCCAATGGTAAACGCCTGGAAACAGACGCCGATTTACAAGGGCTACAAGCAACTTCCCGAACGGGTGCAACGGTTGGTCAAAACCGCATCCGATTACGCATTCTAGGGCTATGCCCTGAACCCTTACCGGTGAGGTTCACCGGGCAAAATCCGCTAGGAGAAAGCGCAAATGGCAGAACTGGAAATCATTCCAGAGACTTCGCTCGACCCGAGTAATGAGGTCGCTCAGGACGCCCCTGTTGAACAACAGGAAGACATTTCCGAGGAATCGTCCACCGAGGAACCCCAAGAAAGCCAGGAAGAACAGCCGAAGAAAAACCGAGGTGTTCAGAAACGGCTTGATGAGTTGACAGCAAATTGGAGAAGCGCGGAGCGGCGTGCCGAACAGCTTCAAGCACTGTTAGAGAAAACCCTGACAAAACCGTCAGAACCTCTACCAGCGCAAGAGCCTGTAAAGCAAACCGCAGAGCCTACGGTCGATCAGTTCAAAACGTATGAGGAATACGTTGGCGCACTGGCCGACTACAAAGCGGAACAGAAGTTCCGTGAATGGGAAAACCGTCAAAAGCAGACCGAAGCCCAAAAAGCTAAGGCCGAGCAGCAGACGGCATTCCAGAAACGGGCAGAAGAATTCCGCCTTGCTCACCCTGATTTCGATGAAGTGGTCTTCAGTTCAGGCACTGCTATTTCAGAGCCGATGGCTGAAGCAATCGCGATATCGGAACGAGGGCCGCAAGTAGCGTACTACCTGGGGAACAATCCCGAGGAAGCACGAAGGCTATTCGATCTTTCCCTACGCAACCCCATTGCTGCCGCTCGTGAAATTGGCCTGCTGGAAGGGAAGTTGTCCCTACCGCAGCCTCGAACGACAACCAAAGCACCTCCTCCGATTCAGCCGTTGTCTGCCGGTGGCGGGACACTTAGTCCTGACCCGGAACAAATGACGATGGATGAATGGGTGAAATGGAGGAATGCCTCACTCAGGAAATAAAAATGGCTACAAACAACCTTCTCACCCCGACGATGATTACTCGCGAGTCTCTCCGTGTTCTGCATGGAAAGCTGGGATTTATCGGTTAACTGAAGCCGCCTTGCGCCGCGAGGCGCATTGAATAACGTTGTGAACTCGGTGGAA